GTCTCAATGTAAGCGCTATCTTCATACCCATTCTTAGCGTTGTATGTCTTGTTTGCTTCAACAGAATCTTCATAGCCAAAGTTTTTATACACAGGAGTCTTTAGAATTCGATAATATGAGCCAAACACAGAGGCAGGACCAAATCGCTCAGGATTCTTCTTGTATAACTTCTTACACATATCTAGCCACATGTTTTGAATAAACGGAACATCAAGCTCCCGCATCAACCACAAAAATGTACTAGGCTTCTTATTATCTATCCCTTGCATTAGACACTCTTTACAAATAGGATAGTATTCTCCAGTTTTTGTAATAAAATATTTTTTCTCAGAAAGATTTTTGCCGCAACGCTTACATTTCATGTGCATCAATGGCATATTAACTCACCTCTTGGACAGTCTTCTTCGAACGACATTCTCTACATTTTGAATAGAATCCATCCCTGCTAGTATTCTTATGGAAGAATAGAGGATGCGCCAACTTAACTTTGCCGCATGTC